TGATACTACACATGATGATTATGTTGCTTTGAAAAAAAGTATTTTTACTAATATTATCAATACAATTAAACAAATTTGTAGAAATAGTAGTAGAGGAGCTATTATTTTTAGTACTAATCGTAATGATAATCATGAAGATTATTATACTTGGTTACAACAACTTAGTATGACTACTACAGATTGGTTTTTAAATCCAAATAGTGATAATAATATTAAAATTTGGTGTGTAAATACAACCGTATAATTTAATTATTAAATTATAGAGTAAAAGAAAACTCAAATTGCAGACAGCTTGTTCTTATATAATACTATAAAACAAGTTATAGATAATAATCTTAATATAAGATTAAAAATATTTTATTTTACTTTAGAAATGTCTAAAGAAGAAAAAATGTTATCAGCTTTTGCTAACATATTATATGAAAAAGAAGGTATTAGGATTAGTCCTATGCATTTAAAAAGTACAAAAGCAGATAAAATTCTCCCTGAAGAAATTTTAAAAGTAATTGAAAAATATAAACCTTATTTTGAAAAAATTGAGGAAATTGTTGAATTTATTGATGATATAAGAAATCCTTATGGTATCTATACACTTTTAAGAAATTATGCTATTAATCATGGTAAAATTCATAAAAGACGTATAGAAACTAAAAAAGATGAATTTATTGAAGTAGAAGATTATTATGAACCTAATGATCCTGAAGAATATGTAATGTGTATTATTGATCATATTGGTTTAATTAGTACAGAAAAAAACAAAGACACAGGATTACCTATGACTTTACATGAATCAATAGGTAAATTAAGTTCAGATTATTTAATTAAATTACGAAATAGATTTGGTTATATACCAGTAGTAATTCAACAACAAGCAGCAGCACAAGAATCTATAGAAAATAAAAAAGCTAATAAATTAAAACCTTCATTAGATGGTCTTGGAGATAATAAAATGACTCAAAGAGATGCTAATGTGATAGTTGGTTTATTTAGTCCATTTAGACATGAAATAGAAGACTATTATGGTTACAATATTAGATTTTTTAAAGATAATATAAGATTTTTGGAAATATTAGGTGGTCGTGAAGGAGGAGCTGGAACGATATGTCCTTTATATTTTGATGGTGCTGTAAATTATTTTAAAGAATTACCTAAACCTGATGATAAAGCAGGTTTAGATAAAGTTCACAATATTATACAAATGATACGTCGTTAAAAATGAAAAATATAATAGAATATTTAATTTTAACTAAAAGTGGAAGGTGTATGGTCGGAACAAAATTTAATGATTGAATTACCAACAAAAAGAACAGAAGCAGAAAGAACTAATCCTAAAAAAATAATTTTATTTTCTAATCCTAAAGCAGGAAAAACAGAAGCTGTAGCCGCTTTAGATGATAATTTAATTATAGATGTAGAAGATGGTTCACAGTTTGTAAATGCTATGAAAATTAATGTATTGCAAATTGCTAAAAAAGAAGGTAAAAGCCCTTTAACTGTTCTAAAAGAAATCATAACATCTATTTTTAAAGAAAATGAGAAAAAAGGTAGTTATGTTTATAAATATATTACAATAGATACTGTATCAGCATTAGAAGATATTTCCTTAGAATTAGCTAATAAACTATATCAAGGAACTCCTATGGGAAGAAATTGGGTAGGAGAAGATGTAACTAAGCTTCCAAATGGAGCAGGTTATCAATATCTAAGAGAAGCTATGGATATAATTTTAAATGAACTTGATAGTTTATGTGATACATTAATTATTTTAGGTCACTTAAAAGGAAAATTTGTAGAAAAAGAAGGAAAAGAAATGGAGTCAAGAGGTTTAGCATTAACTGGTAAAATAGCATCAATACTTTGTTCGCAAGTAGATGCAATAGGTTATGTCTACAGAGACGAAAATAAAACACTTGTAAATTTTGCACCTTCAGAATCACTAATTGTTGGTTCAAGACCAGAACATTTGAAAAACAAAATCATTACTCTTATTGAATCAGATGAGAATGGTAAGTTAACAATTGATTGGTCTAAAATATTTATAGAATAAGCCTCTGATCAAGGATCGAAGACAGGAAAGTCACTTTAGTGCCACTAAACTTCTAAATCGTAGGTTAGCACAGTTAGAGCTCTGGGGGTAGTACAAAAGCTCATTTTTAATATAAACCATATAAAATAATATAAGATATGTTCAATTTAAATGATAAGAATTTTGGTGGAGGAGCTACAGTATTTAACAATGGAGTAGCAGGAAAAATTGAAAATGTAACACTTGATGTTAATAAAAGAGAAATGAGTGATCCAGACAATTCACCTGATTATAAAGTAATTTTTACTGATGTAGCAGGTGGTCAGATTAATACAGGTTTTTATTATCATAAAGATAATGTAATGTATGATGAGAAAAGAAATAGAGATTTAGAAGGTTGGACTGTAGGTAGAGTTTTATCTATCGCACATTCCGTTGTTCCTGAAGATTTTGTATTTCCTGAAGTAACATCATCAAAACAAGCTATGGATTCTTTATTTAAAATTATTAAAGATAATTGTGCAGGTAAATCAGTGAATCTTTATACCAATTATGGTACTAAAGCTAAACCTTCACAATATCTTAGTACAAGATATTTTAATTTTATTGAAAAAGCAGGTACGCCTGAAAATGCTTCAAAATTAAGAGTATCTCCTAATGATAATTTAGATAAATTAACACCAGATGCACCAGCATCTACAGGTGGAACCACCGCGTTCGACGCGTCAGCTAAAGCTGTGTGGTAATAATAATTAGGGAGTAGAAATACTCCCTTTTATATAGTCAGGTGGCGTATTGGTAGCCAAAGTATAAAACAAAGGGCAGGGCACAAAGATACTGAACTTAGGGAGAGGTCGAGGAACTTCCATTACTTAACAGGTTCGAATCCTGTCCTGACTACAATATTAACTAAAATTATAACAATGAATGACAATACGTAAAAAAGAAACAAATAAAGAATATTTTAATAATTTAGTTTTAAAAGCTAATCATATTAAAAATACAGTAAAAAGACAAATAGATTTTATTGAAAGTTCTTATTATGAAGAATTTATAATTAATACTAACATATATTATTTAACAATGTAAAATGACAATAAATTTAAATAAAAAATTAGTATCTGAAGACGCATTATTTAAGTATATAGATCATTATGATGTATATGCTAAATATATTCCAGATCAAGAAATAGAATATGGTAAAAATATTTATTCTCCTTTAAGAAAAAGAGAAAAAAATCCTTCATTTGGTTTTTTTTCAGGTGAAAATAATGTTATGTGTTTTAATGATATGACCTTAAAACAAAAAGGTAATTCTGTTAAATTTACAATGATGTTATTTAATCTTAATTATTTTGAAGCATTATCTAAAATTGCTACAGATTTTGACATGGCTGATGATTTTATTGTTAAAAAATTTAACAAACAAAATTATGGTGAAACAATTAATACTTGTAAAGATCAAGTAATGTCTAAAACCATGTATAAATTTGATTTAGCTAAAAAAAGAAGAAATTGGGAACGTTATGATTTAGAATTTTGGAAAGAATTTGGAATATCTTTAGAAACATTAAAGAAATATAATGTAGAACCAATATCTCATGTATTTATTAATGGTGCAGCAGTACCTGTAGAAAAATATGCATATTGTTTTATAGAACATAAAGATAACAAAGAAACATATAAAATTTATCAACCTTTTTCTAAAGATTATAAATGGTTAAATTCACATAATGATTCTGTTTGGCAAGGTTGGCAACAATTACCTTTAAAAAGTGAATTATTAATTATTACTAAATCTTTAAAAGATGTAATGTGTATTAATGAAGTATTAGGTTATGATGCTGTAGCATTACAATCTGAAAATGTATTACCTAAACAAAATGTAATAAGTGAATTAAAAAAAAGATTTGAAACAATAATTCTTTTTTATGATAATGATTATGATAAAGAAGTAAATTGGGGTCAAGAATTTTCAAAAAGATTAGCTGAAGAATTTTTATTATTTGATATATGTATTGATGAAAAATACAAATCTAAAGATTTTTCAGATTTAGTTAAAAATAAAGGTATTTTTGAAGCTAAAGAAATATTTAAAAATTCACTTTTTAAAGG